AAGTGAAATTTGGTTTTATAGTTTTTTGCTCACAGAAGAAATACGTTTTAGAAAATCTAATTCGTCTTGTTTTGATCCTTGACCAGAAAGAACCTTAGAACGGTTTTCAGTTACAGCTTGTTGAACCTTCTTCGCAGCAGGTGTTCCATTTTTCGTGGGTACCGACTTAACGCTTGGGGCTGCTTTACGCTTTGCTTGACCAGTTTCTTTGGCAGTCTTTAACTTGCGATAATCATTAATGAACTTTACAATGTTAACATCATAAATTACATCAAGAATAGTCTCAGGTAGACCTTCTTTAACAGCAAACTCACGAATAGATTTAGCAACTTTCTCTGAGTAATCGGGAATTACTTTCGTAATGTTTTCCTCATACGCTTTCAGTAACGCTTGTTGCTGTGCTTCTTGATTCGCTTTTAGCTGTTCTGCTACTTGATTTGCATTAGCCTCACGTTTATTTCGTGCGTTCCAATACTTCTCTTGTGCTTCTTCTAGCTGCTCTTTAAGTTCTCGTGCTGTATATGAGTCACCTTCTTCACGAGCCTTATCGATATTGGCTTTGATTTTGTGATACTCATTAGCAAACTTAGTTTCAGTGGCAGTCAATTCTTCATTGATTACCGTAGCTAGTGTTAGTACTTCTTGTAGCTTTTCATTTCTTTCAGTCTCGATCTGCTTCTTCAGCTCGCCGAGTTCGCGCCCTTTTTGAGATAGATGTTTATCAGTAGAGTAACCCTTACGGATTTCTTCTAGGGTAACATACTCAGTTTTACCGTCAACAGTGACGGGTACTTTGTATTCCCAATCAATATCTTCTTCAGTTGGTAGCTCTGTATCTTGGGTAGACTTATCATCCTCAACAGTATTCTCTTCCTCAGATTCTTCTGATTCTTCATTTTCATCTAGGTCATTTTCAGCTTCCGAGTCGTTCTCTTGGGCTTGTTCTTCTTCCGACTCTTCATCTGGATTTGGGACGCTTTCGTCTTCTTCTGGTAGAGATTCTTTTAACCCGAGCAATTCTGCTGCAGGGCTATTACGTAGAATGTCATCAAGACTTTTTGCTTCCAAATCTGCACTTACACTTCCGTCATCAAAACTCGCACTGCTTATTTCTGAAGCAGGGGTGTTGGTAGAGAGATGTGATAAATTCATATATTAATTCCTTGTGTCCGTTTTATTGTGCAGCTTTTTCAGCCGCTTTAGCTGCCTTAGCAGCCTTCATTTTGTCAGCAAAGTTTTCCTTTGGCTGATCTTGTGTACCCGTAATGCGATCGATTGCTTCGATAGCACCCTGCAGGTTAACAAGAATAGGGGCGAAACGTTGGGATAGACCCACACCACCGCTCTCACCTGCACGAACGAGTTCACCTAATACTTCGTCTCGTGAACGAACTAGAACTTCTTTTGCTTTAACGTATTTACTCATTTTCTTTCTTGCCCTCTTCTTTGGCTTCTTGTTTCATCTTGTTAATGTATTTGATGTTGTTACCAAGCATCTCAATACCTACAAGCTTTTCTTTAACGCTACCTAATGCCATAGCTGTATGGTATAGGAACTCTCGCTCTTTAACAGCGTGAGGTTCAGTCTTTAGCCAAGTAACAAAGAGGTCTGCTAAGATCTCTGAGTACGCTTCACCAAAGAATTGTTCTCGTTCTCTTACTGCGAATTCTGCTTTACCTAGTGATACTTGAGCATCACGGAAAGGTTCTACAACATATTCACCAGTATCATGGTTCATTTTTGGCTTTGTTCTCTTCTGAAAGCCTTCTTTGTATTTGTCCATTATTTAAAGTGTTAGGTGAACTCTCCCTTTCGGGAAAGTTCGGGTTACATTATTGTGGTTGTTCCATAGCTGCAGCTGGCCCTTGAACCTGCGGCATGGGCTGTCCACCTTGTGGGCGGGAAGCATCACCAGTCACTTCACCTTTGATGAATGCCTGTGCCATTTGTAGGAGTTGTTGAATATCAGGTTGCTTAGGCGGATCAACACCTTCTTTAGCCGCCATGATATACAGCTTACCCCACTCCTGATAAGATTTATCAAGAGCAACCATAAGTTGTTTAGTATTATCTTGAAGAGCGTTCTTAGCTTGTACATTAGTAAGATCGACCGTAGCCTGTCTTTGTGCTAAGTCCAATTGCTTGGCTTGCTCTTCTAAAGCTTTTTGTTTCTCTTGGGCTTGTTGTTCAGCTTGTCGAGACTTTTGGGCTTGTTCTTTAAACTTAGGATCCGTGTAGTCTACCATGTAGTCTAATGGGTCTAAATCTAAAGCTTCTAAAGTCTTACAGGCAATACGCACTGCAGCTTCAGGATTTACAGCACCACCTGCACCTGCTGCTTGCAGAGCTGGAATTAACTGTTGACCAACCATAGCCATCTTTTTGATAGTGTTATGGTTAGAATTCTCACCTACGTCCACATCAATGTATAACAAGAGGTTAGAGGGTAATGTACCTGGGTCTACACTCTTAAAGATATCATTTTGATCGTAGTAGTGCATGGTCTTACCACGCATCTTATCACGGAGAGTCTTGTAGATACCCTCAGTAAGTCGCTTAAAGCCTGTTTCAGCAAATCTACGAGCCATGTACTGAATACGTACTTGTGCTGCAGACATAGCCTTAGCCATTTTCTCTTCACTGTTACCTGATACATACAACGTGTCATTGAGACCCTGAGCTGCTTTTGACAGACCAGTGGCTTGCTCTTTGTGGAGTTGTAACATCTCTAATAATGGTACAGTACCTGAGCTAATAGTGTCAGGAGTTAACGCTTGAACAGCGCCTGTAGGATTACCGTTAGTAGCAATGATTTGTTTAGGCTTCATGTTCTGAAGCGCACTGAAGTCAACTACGTTAGGGTCAGCTAACTTAGGTGAGTAGTTTGTCAAGTATACGTTCTCTACGAAACCGCGCATGATAGCGGTAGTAGCTAACGTAGCTGGGCGAATCATATCCGCAACAGACAAACCAAAGAACTCGTGAGGTACTTCGAAAGGACAAAGAGTCGCCAGCGGAATAGTGTCACAGTCTTCTTCAAGAAGAATCATTGAGCCAGCAATAATAAAGTGCTTTAGCTCTGCAATACCGTCACCATCTCTGTCAACTCTCAGCCAACATTCGATAACAGTAATTTGTCTATTCGCCTCTGAAGGGAATAGTTCACGGGAATTTCCACCGAGCCAATACTCTTCGCCAACCAGACGTTTACGAGCAGACTGCTCTTCGGTGTACTTGGTGGCCCAATCATATGACCCATCACCAATAGTGTCCCAGTTGATCTCTTCAGCAATATGTGGAAAATACTTACGGATTTCAGAACGAGTCATGTCGATCTGAACACCCACGAACGCTGCATCATCTAATGAGTGCGCATCACGAGTGATACGGAAACATTCTGGATGTACGTTCTTAATATTAATTCTTGTCTTATTATGTTTACGGCGAAGTCTTACGTTCTTGTAAACCATTTGGTAAACAGCGTTACCCTGTTCATCATTACCAAGTTCGTTATCATACTCAAGTTTACCCATGACTTCGATACCGTCATCGGCTAACAAGATGTCTAGGTTATCTTGACTGATAGTATCGTACTCTTCAAATGAGTAGTCGAAGTCCTCAATGAACTCCCAACGAACAATACTGTTCTTCCATAACAAAGCAGATTTAACCCACGTATTAAGGATTTCCCAACCGTTATTTTGCTTAAAAATAGCATAGTTAACTAGGTCCGAAGCAGTCTTAGCTTCATGGAAATCTTTAGGTTGAGATCCAGCGGGAATAAACCTAGCTAACCTATTGTTGTTAAACATAAGTTCAGCTAAGATTGCTGTGTAACCTTCTACCGCCTCTACTGTATCAGATGAAACAATCTGAGATACACCTTGAGGAGTCAAGTGGAAGTTAGGCATCATACCATATTCGTATGTAGCCTTCTGGCGTTCACGAGCTAAGTCGGAACTGTTTAAGAAGTCACCAACAGAGTTAGTAATACCCTGCTCGATCATCTGTAGTAACTCTGCGTCCTCTACAGCTTCTTTATACCTATCTGCTTTAAAGCGATGGATACCTTGTTTGTCTGTCATGTTAACCTTCCTTGGAACATTCAATCATTCAATCAGTCAACACGACTGTATTAGTTGCTACTACTATCATCCCTGCCATGAGTAGCCAACGGATAGGACACAAGGGATATTTCTATCGTCCACGAATAGGTAGAGTCCTCTCGGACTTCTCGCCTACCTTTTCCTTAGGGTTCATTAATTTACCCTGTGGAGTTGGTTTAACAAAAGCTTGCATCTGCTTCTTTTGTTCACCAGTTAATTTTAAATCTATAGCCATTTTGTATTATCCGGTTCAAAGGATCCTATCTTCTGTGTGAAGGATACTTTGTTAGTTGTTAATCTATCTCCGTGAGTACGTATCACTTCGAGCGCGATCGCAAGAGCAATAACAGTATCGTCATTATGACCGACAATAGCGTTAGTGCGTCCGTTATCGTCAGCAACATAATTCATCAACTCCCCAATAACAATACGGGAAGGAATCCATATGTCTTCTTGTTCAATAGCATTCTTTAAGAATCCAATAATAGCTGGTTTAGAAGCCATTGTGGTTCTCCACCCAATACGGGTGCCTTCTTCTTTACTCACGTTAGCCATCTTCGTTTGGAAGTACATGTTAACGTAACCCATTTGAGTAAGTCTGTTCAGAGTAGCAATACCCATACTATTAGACTCTACAGCCAATAAAGCATTATTATAATACCTGCCAAGGTAGAACAATAGATCGCCAAACTGGGATGGGTCAATAGTATTATTTCTATATACTGCACATACTTCTCTTTTTGCATTCATCACTATCGCCGTGGAATAGTCCTTCCCAACCCCGAGACTAACGTCAGCCCCAATAGCAAAAGAATCTTCAAAAGTAGGATACTTAAAAATTTCAATCGATCCATTTTTTACCTGCTCCATCATCTGGGACTCAAAATTAAAGTCCATTTGGGCAAGTATAGGTTGAGGAACAAGAGCTGAAAGCTTCTCTACGTTAAATACATTACTACCTGAAACAATAAAAGCTTCATCAGGAGTTGAGGGATACTCTTGTCGGAACTTATCCAACCCACCCTCTGCTACTTTTAACCTTCTCCAGTATAACTGGTCATTATCAAGATTAAACCTTGTAACAAGAAGCTCTTCTTCAGGAGTTCTTTCAAAACCTTCTGGCGCAGCCCGTCTATATTCCGTCATCAAAAACCATGGTACGAAAATAGGGATATACTCGTTAGTACCCTCTACCGCACCCTTCCATAATCGGTGGAATGAATTACCTACACCGTTAGCTGTACTCTCGAGAATAACCTCGGTACCGTCAGCCTGTGAAATACCTTGAAAGAGACCCGCTAAGATCTTCTCATCGTGAAGCCAGAAAGCTACCTCTGAAAGGTGAGCAATTGTAGGTGTAATACCTCGACCCGCTTCAGGAGAACCCGCAGTATACAGCCTATATCCACTCTCATTATGTTCAAACATAATCTCTTTGGCGTTAGACTTCTTTAATTCTGGACGGAACTCATCCGTCATGTGAGAAATAATATTCCTTGACATCGTAAACAAAGCATCTGACGTAGCACTATCATGCGCCATAACAACAGACTTGTTATACTTATTGAAATATGATTTCCAAAATACTCTTGAGGCAGAATAGGTAGATAGACCCATCTGTCTCGCTTTTAAAATAATAGCTCTTACTTTACCAGTTTCTTTCAACTGTTTTTCAATAGCATCATTTACAATATGTTGTGCCTCGTTAAAGACAAAAGGTTGGAACCCCTCTCGGGAATCTTTCGGGAGAATACGGATTTGTTCTTTGGCGAATGTCTCAAAGTTACCTGTATATTCTTTAATCTTTTCCCGTCTTTTTAATTCCCTTAAAGCCTCTAGCTTTTTATGATTGCTCATGGGTGTTGTGTC